ACAATGTGCAAAATTATTGCTGTCTCTGTGGGCACTAACTTGGACAAATTGCTTGATCATTTGCTGGCTCCTTTTTGCTGTCTATGTGTATATTATAGCATTTCGGTGAATAAGGGTCAATCAAATCAGCACCCACGAACATCGCTGTTCAAGTTGGGTCGGTGCTCACGTATGAGCTCACGCTCCAGAGCATGAGCTGCACTTTTGCCACGCACTGCGTCAACAATCAACACTGTGAAACTGTCTGCACCACGCTCGCGCATGCACTCATACAGTGCCCAGCTCTTGTCTTCAGTTCTGCTACGATAAACATGCTTGTTGAAACGAGTCTGAACACTCCGGTTCACTGTGCCGGCAGTTTTGGCAGTAACGCCAATGTAAAAATCCGCACCAGATTGCAACATGTAGATCACATGTGTACGATCTGAACGTTTTTTACGGGTGGTGTTTTTTGCTTCCATGCGTATATTATAGCATTTCGGCGAATATTGGTCAATCGGGCAAATTGTGGCTATTTTACAACAATTTCTGTGGCAAATACTAGTGTACTAGATTGGCAAATATTGGTCAACCGCTAGGTGCGTTCCAGATACCGCATGAACCGGTTAAAATCCCCGTACATGGTCATCATCAGGGCCTGTTCGCTGCCAAACAGGGTGATCTGCGATTTCCTTGCCAGTTTGAGATAGTAGGGACAATCCAGTTTTCGATCCATCAACAGCAGATGTCTGGGCAGCAGAGTGTGTGCCGGAATGTCAAACACATACATTTCAATGTCAAAGCTGGCGATAGCCTGATAGCCTGCGGTGGTCAAACGCATGCCGCCGCCCTCGCGAGAATCCATCCACCAGTCAGCAAATGCCTGGTCAAACGCAGGACAATCGTCTGCTGGCAAGCCTTGTAGGATTTGCTGGGTGAGTTGGCTCTTATCGAACATCGGGGTATATCTGCGCCCCCTGAGTCAATAGCACCACTGTGAACTTGTCTGTTTTGAACTGTGTGTTTAGCTTCTTGGCCAGGTTTTTTGCATGACCAGGATTTGAAAAACTAACTTTTTTATACTTGGGCCCTGGATACTGGGTCAGCATGTTTGCAGTTTTGAGATTGATGGGTTTGGCCTCGTAGAACACTGCCCACACGCCTTCGCTGGCCAACACTTGTTCGGTCTTGTAGGTTTGCTTGTTTATGTGCTCAATCAGCACTTGAGGCTTGGGTCTACTCATAGCATTATTTATGCCATTAACTATGTGCTTTTAAATGATCCACCATCCAAAACCACCTCTGTTACTGAGTTGTCAACTGGCGCAGTTCGCATGGCAGCCAGGGTCATCAACAGTTTGGTTATGTCACCGTGCAGATCCTTGGCGTCACGCAGGCTCATGACAAAGTCTTTTTGACCACGACTCTCGTGTGCCTTAATTGAATCAACAAACCGATTGATGTGCAAGCTCATTGTGTGCCTTTATTTTCTGTCGCCAAACAACTGTAGTAAATTTAGGAACAGGTTGATAAAGTCCATGTACAAGGTCAACGCACCCGATACTTCCGCAGACGCACTGGTGTCAACTGAAACCATTTCGCGGATCTGTTGTGTGTCGTAGGCAGTGAGTCCCATAAAGATAATGATGGCCAGCGCACTGATAACCATCTGCATCACAGTTGATCCAATAAAGATGTTCACAATGCTGGCAACGATGATGGCAATCAAGCCCACGAACATGAACTTGCCCACACTGTCTAGGCTGCGTTTGGTAAAGTAGCCATAGCCACTCATCACAGCAAACAGTATGGCAGCACCCATAAAGGCACTAACAATCGATCCCATGGCGAACACCGCAAAGATTGTGGCAAAGCTCAGACCCATCAGGGCCGCAAAGCCGTGTAGGCAAAGTTGTGCTACACCTTTGGTGGGATTGTTGCCCAGCACATAACTCACACCAAAGATGGCTGCAAGTGGAGCAAAGATCACGATCCACTTTAGAACACCTGTAAAAAAGAATGCCAGTAGTTCAGGAGTGGTTCCCACAAAGTAGCTGACAATCATGCTGGTGATCACAGCAAGACTCATGTGTCCATACACGCGGCCCATGGCCGAATTAATTTCACTGGCAGAACGATAAGACATTCCAGCTGGATAACTTGTTTCAAACATATTATTTTCCTTTAATAAATTGTGTCAGTTCCGGAGCCTTCCAGCCCACGGGTTTTAGTACTTTACCATCTTCACGCTTGCGAACCTTGCCGGTCTTTTTGTCAATCTTGGCAAAGTTTGTGTTCATGACTTCTTTCCAGGCACCTTCGCCATCTGCACCCATGGAGTGGATAGCACCAATTGTGACCACCAGGATGTCAATTAGTGCATCCAGCTGTTCAGTCACATCGTCATCGGCAACTGCTTGTTTGAGTTCGGCATGCTCTTCGTCTATTAGATTCAGATACATCTTGTACTGAGAAATTGCATACGCATCAGTTTTCTGATCGCAGGCTTTCATGAATTTTTCTTGATCTCTAAACGGATTTGTCATTTGCTTGTTCCTTGGTGTGGAAAGGACCTTGATAGGCATAGCGTTGCAAGGTAATAAGTTTGGGGTTCTGCACAGTCTTCCAGGTGCGATGCTGTTTTACTCGGTACCAGCCAGCAGCAAACCAGGACTTGGATTTGTTGTCTCTGGTGAACAGCGGCAATCGATGCGTCACATCCCACATGGCATTGTGTACCACACCGCCGGTGTCATAGCCGTAGGCCTGTTGATCTTGTGACGGAGTCACCGATTCTTTTTCTGCAAATTCAATGCCAGCCTCACGACCTGCCATCTTGAGCGTTTTGTATCGTTGCACTGTGTTTTGAATTTTTACAACAATGCCCTCTGCATCAGCTTCAATTTGTCCAATCTTGCGGTCGTCTTTTTTAAGTATCCAGTAGCGATCTGCTATGACTGGTTTAGCCACTATGCTGTTCATTCAACACTCCTTTGTAGGTTTCATTCAGCCAGCGTCCAAAACTGTCTGCTGAGTCGCTGCACTTGACCAATTCGTACTTGCCACAGAATCTCAAAAAGTGACTGCCCACTTGACCCACATCCTTGTGGCTCACTTGCTCACGTATGGCAGCATCCACCAGATCCTTGATCTCTTGTGGCTGTGCTCTGAGATCAATCAGGGTACGGTTGCGTTCATAATCGTCTAGTACTCGGTGCTCATCGCCATTGTGGTCGGTCCAGCGTTGCAGCATGAGATTGTTCCAGGCATAGCCTTTCTTGCCCATGTCGCCAAATGCTTCTTCTAGCCCAACCTTGTTCTTGGTGCCCTTGGTTCGCACACCTGGATATGCTGAAAACACATTGTCACTGGTATCGCCACGCATACATTTTTCAAACAACAACCAGGCAGGATCGGGCACAGTCTTGGGCAGCTTGGTTTTTTTGTCCTTGATCAGCTGTCCCTTGACATCAAATATGCCATCCACGGTGATCAGCTCATCTGTGATACCATTGTACTGTTTGACATTGGGGGCAATCAGCTGCACAAAATCTGTGTCCGAGCTGACCACTATGTGTTCGTCTTGGGGGTGTAGGGCTATCCATCGTGCAATGATGTCATCTGCTTCGGCCTGGGGCTCACGGATCACACTGCAATTGGTCCGGTTGCTCAGGTATTTAGTCAGCTCATCATAGGTTTCCCAGAACAGCTTGTCTTCTTCGGCCTGCTCATCATTCATGGCAGCACGGGCCACAGCACGATTGGCCTTGTAGGGCTTGTAGTGATCCTTGCGCCAGCTGCGTCCTTCCAGGCAGAATATCACATGGTCTGCTTGAAAACGCCGCACAACCTTGTTGGCGCTCATCAGGGTTAGATACAGTGCAAAGCCCAGCTTGGTCCAGGAGTCCGCAGCACGATGTGCCTGATGCCGGGCTCGAAAGAACATGTTGCTAGTGTCAATAAGAAGGTATTTCATCAGGGCCCAGTAGTTGGTTATCTTTAATGTATTGTAGCACATGTTTGGCCCAAAGTCTATGACTTTTGGCATCAAAATGATAACTTTTGGCATTGGCATAGGTGCCACCGTTGTTTATTAGCCAATTATGATAGGATTCTTCCCGAACATAAGGGTGCATGTAGTTCTTGCCCCAGTCGTGTTGATTCTGGATATCACTGAATGTACTGTGGCCACTAAAGAACAAATGCTGCACGCCTAGGTCTTTGAGGTACAAATGCATTGCCCAAATTTTATCATGTGCATCAAGAGTTTTACTGGGCCAATCTACATTTACCACATAGTTTTTGTAGCGTTCTTGTAGTTCGAGCGGAACAGTGTCTACTCCGCTGGCATTGACCTGATACCACGTGCCATCATGCAACCATTCTTCTCGTTCCCAAGTAGTCCATTGCAAAATTACAAACGTGTCTGCCAAACGATCTTGATTGTGTTTGATCCACTCTTTTGTTGTGCGAACGACACGATCGTTGCTGCCGCCCGAACTGGCCTGGCATATCAAGTCTGCGCCTAGGGCGTCTGCTATTCTTTTGCCGTAACTGACTGATAAATTAGCAGGGTGCGGTTCAGTTCCAGTTCCCCAAAGATCACCGTCGTCACATGACCAGGCATGGGCAACTGCTGCTTCGGCTGCTGCACTATGGCTGCAACCATTTACATACAAGATCATTTTTGTAGCAGTACCTTGTGACTTTCAGCAGCAACCACACGCTTGCGTAGGCTTGAACTAGAGAATGAATGATCTCTTCCATTAAACACAAGTTCAATATCGCGTTGATAGCATTCATGCTGGCCACTAAATTCTTTATCTTGATATTCTACACCCAGCACACGAACATCCAATGGTAGGATTAGCAAGAGGTCAACAAGGTCCTGTTCAGTTTGATACACCACAACTTCATCCACATAGCGGCAAGCGGCCAATTGTATCTGTCGTTCCACAATGCTTTGTATGGGCTTGTTCTTGGTATCGGGTCTGTCAATTGTGGGATCAGTTTGCAGTCCGCATATCAAATAATCGCAGTGATTCTTGGCTTCTGACAGCATGGCAATATGACCTGCATGCAGCATGTCAAAGGTGGAGAAGGTGATTCCAATCTTTTTACCATCGGCCTTGAGCTGTTTGATGTGATTGAAAATCATGACACTTCAGTCCTGCCATCCCCAATGTCTCGAGTGTTCACATACTGTCCTGCACCCTTGATAATGGCTTGTTCTTGTTCCCAGGTTTCCATC